ATTTTTTAAAAGATAATCCAAATATTAAGTTGGAATATGGAAAAGATAATACTGGTAATATTTTAAATTATGAAAATTTTGTATATTGTATTGAAAAATATCAAAGTACAATGGATGTTATCACTGCAGACGGAGGCTTTGATTTCTCAATTGATTTTAATAAACAAGAAATCTCTATTGCAAAACTCTTATTTGCTCAAATATGTTTTGCTATCTGTATGCAGAAAAAAAACGGTTGTTTTGTTTTAAAATTATTTGATTGTTTTATGCAACATACAGTTGATCTATTATATATCTTATCAGCATTTTATGAAAAAGTATATATTATAAAACCACATACCAGTAGATATGCTAATTCAGAAAAGTATATCGTATGCAAACAATTTATATTCTCATCAAATAGACCATTTGTAGAAACAATAAAAAATAGCTTTGAGAAAATGACTTTGTGTACTAATTATACTTCACGATTTTTAAATACACCAATATCTAATATTTTTTCTACTCGTTTAGAAGAGTATAATGCTATATTTGGACAACAACAAATTGAAAATATACATTATACTTTATCGTTAATACAAAATAAAAGTAAGCAAGAAAAAATTAATCAACTAATACAGACTAATTGTGATAAATGTGTTTATTGGTGTGAAAAACATAATATTCCCGTTAATACATCATTAGTCACAGATAATAATATATTTTTGAATTCTAATATTAATTAAATAGCATTTACCAACTTTGTCACAAAACATTTTTTCATTGTTTCATTGTATTTACTGAAAGTGGGTGTTTGTTTCATAGGATATCCCATTCTATCTTTTAATGTATAACCGGTTACTGAAGAACCATATGATAATGCATTTGCAACATCTTTACCTAATGGTGCTTGATAACTTACAGCTGAATCAGTAATCGTATTGTATCTCTTTCTTGTTACTAAATCTCCAGAAGTAACTGCACCTTGAACTGCAAATTGTGCGTTACTGGGTTTATAGTGTGTCTTAAAACAAGTATTATCAGGATTAGACAAGACAAGTTGATTTTGTTTATAAGTCATATTTCTGCTTTGTAAATACTCGTTTGTATTATTATGATATGCTTTATTATTAGTAGTTTCATGATATTTTTGTCTAATCATACCTCCGCTTCTTACTCTTCTTTTTGCATTTTCAGTAGGAGAAGTTATGGAATTACATGTTCCAGGATATTCACAACTGTTATTTGGAACAGGAACTTCTTTTGTTAATAAAATATTATTTGTAGTGTTTGAAGATGAATTACTCACTACTCCTCCAGGAATATTAATTGTGTTTAAAGATATAGAATTTCTACTACAATTATTAGAATTTGATGAACTTAATTCTCTTCTAGGTAATCTTACTGGATTCGCTTTGAAAAGGTTTCTTTGCCCTTGAACAGTTCCAGTATTTTTTGATATTTTTGAATTAATTTGATTTATTGTAAGTCCTTTCCACGATACAATAGCGGTTGCATTTAAATCTAAAGTAGCTGACATATAATTTATATAAACAAAAAAATATATAAATTATTTAATATTTCAGACTAAATAATAATAAAAAAGAGTTAGAAACTATAATATATAATTATTATGAATATAGCATTATCAATAAATCAAATTAATAGTCAAAATATAGGATTATTGGATTCAAAAACAAATATTGTCATGGAACACGGCAAATTTACAAAAATTAATTTTCTTGAAGAATCCTTTACAATGAATGGTCTATATATTATATTTCCTATACCTAATTATTCTATTGAGTCTTTACACAATAGAAAAAATATGAAATTTCATTACAATATATCTCAAAATATTGGATATGCAAAAGAGTTAATGCTACTTGAATGCAGACTCTTAGATTTCTATATTTCAAATAAACAAAAAGATTTTCGTAAAAATTTATTACTAAAAAAGCAGATTGAAAGTGGCTTTATGAAGATATATAAAGAACATAGCACTAACGTTGATTCGCCTAGCATACATGTTTTAAAAATTTCAGGAATATGGGAAAGCAATGGTGAAATCGGAATTACTTATAAATTATTTGAATCTAATTCTATCTTTTCGTAAAATTAAGACTCATCTTACTACTATTTTTATATGGAATACCTCCTTTTCTTAAATCAATTGTTTTATCTTTTTCTTTATTATAAACATGTGGTGTTGTAAATTCGATTATATCTACTAGACCTGTTTCTTCATTAAAATTATATTTTAAATTTTTTATATCTTGAAATCCTTCTTTTGTATTATTTGAATAACGTTCAAACTCCTGTCTATTCACAAGTCTATATACATCATCATGAAGCAATAACACATTTTTATGTAATATAGGTAAAAATTCACTTCTATTAATATTTAGTCTTTTACTTAATACCCTTTCTTGATACACTGAGTCTTCGTATCCCCAGCTCCAAAAATTAGGAAATCCTCCTGATATTTCAAAATCTTCACCTTTTATAGAAAAAATTCCTCCTAAAGCATGTTTGAAACCATAAAAATGTTTTACCTCTTTTGATTTGGTTTCATAATTAAATACACCTGGACACAGCGGTGATGTATCTACATCATTAAATACCAATGTTATATTTTTATAATATTCTTTGTATTTCTCTTTTACAATTAAAAAACCTATATTCTTTATAGCTCCCCTGTTAAAAGGTCTTTCATCTTTTTGATGAATATACAATATTTCATATTCTTCTGGTTTCAGATCTTCCAGTATATAAGTTGTCATATGACGATGAAAAAACTTTCGTTGTAATTCCCTATCTCTATATGGGACTATAAAAATTAATTTTGGAACATTCATAATAATATATATTATCAATGTTTTATTTTCCTTTTTTATCCGTATCTTTCTCTTTCTCTTTTTCCTTATCTTTAATAAGTTCAGAATTAGGATATGGATTATTTAAATACCAAGGATACGATTCACCATGTTCCGACATATATGTTTTAATTATATTTTTTTAATATTTTTTCAGGTAATAACTTATTTTTATTTAATTCTAGTTTCTTAAAACACTTATTAATCGTTACTTCACTCACACCAGTTATATTCTTAATATCTTGTTTAATCACATTTTGATTACAATTTATTCCTGTGAAATAAACAATACCTGCTGCTACTGCCTGTGGAATATTATCTGTTATCATATTTTTTTCATGCACTTTTTTTGCTACAAATTTACATACCATCACCAATTCGTTATTATAATTTAATTTACTACAGAAACGCTCTATAAATGATATTGGTTGTGTTGAGCACAAGCTTCCATCATTGCTAAATTCATTGTTTCGTTCTATATTATGCTTAATATTTACAGCCATTGAGCAACCATTTGTTGCACTTGCTTTATCTAAATTAAATATTTCAGCTATTTCATATGCTGTTCGTGGATGTCCATTTAAACGACATGCTAAATATATTGATGCTGCTTTAATACCATCTCTATTTAATCCACGAAACATTTTTTGCTCACTTATTTCCTTATGAATTGCCATTGCATCATCTATAAATATTTTTGCAATTCCAGCATTTTGAGCCATTAATGTAATAAATTGAAACTCATCATATAATGATTTCTCTTTATGAGGCATTGACTGCCATTCTGTCCATTTCCTAATTCGTTTCATTTCATATGACGACTTATGATTACAAAGAATTTTACATCCAAATGATGATTCTACCAATAACGGATTAATTGGATTACCACATCTTGTTGGATCATTACCATTTCTATCTTCAGGATTAAAGAATCTCCATTCCGGCGAATAATCCAATGTATCTTTATAAATAATACAACACTCAGGATTTGTGCATGTTGGAAATCCTTCGTCCATAATCATAACTGGGCTTTCACATTCCAAACATAGATTATTATCTTTAGAAGTAGTGTAAATACATTCTGGTTCTTCTTTTACTTCTTCTTTTTTTATATGTTTTTCATTTTCAAAAATACTCCACATCTTTTCCTTTTCTTTTGCTGATAGCTGCTTTTTTACCTTCTGTGTTTTTGTATTCCTAAATGATTGATTTTCAATCATACCTACATCACAACGAGATAATATTTTACTAGTTTGAACTTCCATTTTTAATTAACGAAAAATTAATTTAAAACTATCAATTTTTTTATGGATATAATACAAGTAAATGTCAGCATTAATTAAAACAGGATTTAACTTTTTAGACTTAGTTGATTTAAACTCTAAGATTGAAAAAATGAAAGACGAACCTTGGCGTGATGCTACCAAAAGTTTATTATGTAAATTATGTGACCATATGACTAACAGAAAAAAACACGCTAGACAAATGCAAGAACTTGTACTATTTGAAGTGTTTGAATATCTTGAGAGTTTAGCTGAAGAAGAAAAAAGAGAAATTTCTAATTATTTCTTGGACATTGATAATATATTACAAGTTCCTGATATTAAAAAAATACCTGGCAAAAACGCTGTTGGAGAAGACGAATATGATTCTGACGAAGAATTAAAAAAAATGATTGAAAAAAAAACAACAGCTATGGGTGAAGTAAATAAAGCTCAAGGTGAAGTAGAAGGTATTATTAAAGATGCTGGCTTTGGTAAAGAACTTGAGGAAGCTAAAGATGCAGCGAAAGAAGCAGTAGATGATGCTAAAAAATCTCTTAAAGATGGAGTGAAAAACACAATACCCGACCCCAAAAATGTTACTAAGGGTGGAAAGAAAAAGAAAATTAAGGGAGGAGAAGAAGGTGAAGAAACTAAATCTTCTAATACATGTGACGAATTTGTAGAAATTGTTCCTAATTTTGATGAAGACCTTAGTGATGAAGATAAGAATAATATAGATATTTTAATTGAAGAAAGAACAGGACAACTTCCCAAAAATACTCCTGAAGAAAAATTAGAAGTGCTTAAAGTAAAATTAGGAATAGAATCAAAAGGACCTAATCCTCCAGGAAAGTTATTTTATAGAATACCTAGTGCTAATAACGGAGAAGAACCTCCTACTGATGGAGAAAAACCTCCTACTGATGGAGAAGAACCTCCTACTGATGGAGAAAAACCTCCTGTTGATGGTGAAGAACCTTCTGCTGTTAGTGAAGAACCTCCTGCTGTTGGCGGAAAGAAAAGAAAAACTAAAAAAATGAAAGGTGGTGATGATGAGGATGCAATTGAAGATGCAACTGATAATGCTGGTGATATTGAATTAGATGAAAATGGAGAAATAAAAACATATACAGAAGAAGAGAAAAACAAAATATGTAATAATGATGATGATGTTGATATTCCAGAAGGAGAGATTAATCCAAGTGATTTGATAGGAAATGGTTCTGGAGATAATGGACCCGGAGGTGGAAAGGAAATGAAATTAAGAATTACTAACCCTGATGATTTCGGTATTGGCCCTGTTCCTGATTTTGGAAATCTAGGGGCTGATCAAGATATGTATGTAGTAAGACATCAAGCACAAGCTATTCTTGATTTTTATACTGCCAAAATAAAAGTTATGTATAGCGATGAACAAGTTCATCCTGAAATCACTAATCTTATTGTTGCTTTTAAAAAGTGCATTAAAGATTTTATTGACGGACACAGAAAAGAAAATTTAAGATTTATGTTACAACCTATTACACAATATACTTCTTACTCTCATAAATTATTACTTGAAACTGTTATTGAAGACCATATAAATAATATACTGGAAATGTATTTTACAAGTATTAAATCATTAAATAAAGAAAATGAAAGTGATAAAAAAACACTGGTAATTATGTCTAATATTTTTGTTACCAAATATACATCAATGCTTGAACATCTTATTGCTGTAGTTAGAGACCCTGGTAATTATACTATGAAAAAGAAAATTAAAAGTATTTATGAAAAAAGTAGAGAGAAAATACAATGTCCTGCTACTTTTAATTTTGAACATTTAATTAAAATGCCTAATAGAAATCCTCCTTATGATGAAGAAGTATTAGAACGATGGAAAGAACAATTTGAAAAACTTGAAAAGAAAGGTGCTGCAAAACAAGAAATAAATGCGTACAATGAAGAGAAAAAGCAAGATACTATTAATATTATTAAACAAAGTCTTGAATCCAGTTATAAATCTGATGTTTTAGATAATACAAAAATTGATCTTGACAAAACTGAAGAAGATGATAAAGATAAAGAACAGGTTGATGTTAAGGAAAAAGAAAGTGAAGACAAAGAAGACGAAGGTGAAGAAAATGATGAGGAAAAAGAAGATGGTGAAGAAGATGATGAAGAAGGTGAAAATAATGAGGAAGAAGGTGAAAATGATGAGGAAGAAGGTGAAAATGATGAGGAAAAAGGTGAAAATGATGAGGAAAAAGAAGAAGGTGAAAAACCTATGTCAAGAGTTGATAAATTGAATGCTGAAGCTGAAGCTGATGATACAGAAGAATCTCAAGAACAAAAGGGTGGTAAAAAATATAAAACATCCAAAACATATAAACGAAAAAATAATAAGAAAAACAAAACAATTAAAATCAAATGTTTATAATATACATGAAATTATTATACATGCTTATTCCAAGTCTATATATATTAGGTGATATAGGTTATTACACAAATAGATTACAATCTCTAGTAAATAATTTTAGTAACAAAATAAGAGGTGATAATAGAGTAATATTAATGGGAGATAATTTTTATGACGAAGGTATTAAAGAAAAAAATGATGAACAATGGAAAGACTATACGCGAGTCTTTTCTAAGATACCTTATAGTAAAATTACTGCACTTATTGGAAATCATGATTATTATGGAAACCCACATTTCCAATTAAATTCAAAATATTTTGAGAACGATGAATTCTATTTTAAAAGAACAATGTCTAATATTGATTTATATTTCTTAGATACTGCTCCGTTACATGAAGGACATTGTGAAGTTAATAATAATATATTTAAAAATATTCACTGTAAAACTGCTCGTAGATTACAAATTGAACAACTGGACTGGTTAGAAAAAGAATTACAAAGAAGTAATAAATTAAATAGAAAAATACTTGTATTTGGTCATTATCCTGTAATATCAAATGGATATTATTATTTTAAATTGGTTCCCATATACAACTTGTTAATGCCTATTTTTGAAAAATATAAAGTTGATGCATATATAAGTGGTCACGAGCATAATATACAATATATAAAAAGAAAAATATCAAACGAATATACATTTCATCAATTTATTGTTGGAAGTTCCAGTGAAAACCGTATTGATGAATTCAAAAATCCTTTTCATAATAATATGTTTGATAATAGAGAAAATTTCTTTCTTGAAATCAAAGAAATTGGAAAAGAAATTCATTTTAAATTTATTAATATTATGAATGAAGTAAAATACCTTATTGTTATCTAGATTATAATTATATTTCAAAATATAATTATAGGTTCTCAACTACCATGTTTTACAAACTTTTACATATAAAAAATATTAGTATTCATTCTTGTGTACAATGAAATAAAAATATTTTTTTATTTTATCCATACTTTATTTTTGAGAACTATTTATTAAGTTTCTTGGTTTTGTTACGATGTTCCCTGTTATTTTTTGTAATATTCTTTCTTTTGTTATGACTGATGTTCTCAAATAATTTTTCAAATAAATCACCACCGATTGTCTTTGTATTTAGTTTATTTTCTTCAAATAATCTTAATTTCTGTTGATTACAAGAAACTAAACCAGCGGGAACAACCAAATCTTGAAATCTATTTTCATAACTAACCTTTGTAGCACCACCTTTTTGCTGTTCATTAGAAAATTTAACTAAAGAAAGACCACCACTATGATTGTCATTAAATATGTAATCTTCAAATATATTTTTGTCCATATATGTATTATTGATACAATAATTATTTATGAATCTTGCGTAAATCGTTGGTAACAGTAACTTCTCTTTTATCTTTAAGATATTGAATAACAAATTCAACTTGATTTTCATCTTGAATAATTTCTTTTAATTTATTTTCTATATATGAGAAAGATAAGGGTGTATATTCTTTTTTAGAATACATATGTATTTCATCATTTCCAATAGCAATTTTATTTTTAATAGAATGATTTCTTTCCAAATAAGAACATATTTTCGTTCCAAAATCGTTTTTTAAAGTTCTCATTTTTTTAATTTTTTCATTAGCATCTTTAATTTGAGATTCCATATAATTCCATTTTTGAACATTTTGTATAAATTCGTCTTTCTCTGATAGAGAGACTGTATTATTCATTCTAAATTATATATTGATGAGTAAATAAAATATATAATTTAACCTACTAATTTACTTTCTAAAAACATAATGCGGTAATACAATCGTAATAACACTATAGAGTTTGCTAAAATTAATATAATTAAAAATATTGTATAAATGCAGATAATCCATATATAATTTTGCATATCTTCATATATTTTGTCAGTTATACAAGAAAAAATTTCATTTATGTCGTTTTGTATATCTTTATTTTTTAAAAATTGAATACATGTTTCTTTAATATTTATCATTGAAAAATCTGGTTAAAAAAATAATATTTTACAAACGAATTCGTATAAAGGTATTATCTTTAATATAGAAATATAATAAATGAATAATATTATTCTTCCCGATGACTCTTTTGATTTTAACAAATTGCATTTATCAAAACCTCACCTAACAACTGGTGGAACTCATGTGATAACATGTTCTTTAAATAATGAGCCTTTTTATATTCAACCACCAAAATCTACTACAAAACAAGGTATTATTATTTCTGGTAAAAAAATGTATTCTGATTTAATGTTCACACAAAAAAATCAAAATTTCATTCAATGGATGGAAAATTTAGAAACATTCTTTCAAGAGCATATATTTAAAAATAAAGATGAATGGTTTGACAGCTCTTTAGAGTTACATGATATTGAAGGATTCTTTTCAAGTCCATTAAAAAGCTATAAATCTGGTAAATATTACTTATGTAGGGCTAACATAAAAAATCATTTAGGTAAATCAAGTGTAAAACTATTTGATGAGGAAGAAAATGAATTAAAACTTGAAGAACTTTCTTCCGAAAATGAAGTAAATACTATTCTCGAGATAAAAGGTATTCGTTGCACATCTAGCAGCTTTAATATTGAAATTGAAATTAAACAAATTATGATGCTAACACCGAATAATTTATTTGAAAAATGCTTATTTAATAGTAATAAAAAAATAGAAGTTACAGAAAACAAAATAGAAAATATGACAAATAATGCGAATGATGCAGTTGATGAAGTCAAGGAAGACATTGAAGATACTCCTATAATAGAAAAAAATGAGTCTATTGAAGAACCATTTGTAATTGAAGAAAATACAGAAGCTTCTGTTATTTTAGACGAACCAGCGACTTTAGAAGAAACAGTTTCTTTAGAAAAAAAGGAGGATGAAGAAGATGTAGAAGATGTATATCAACCTGAACTGGAAGAAAATAGACAACCAGAAGAGAAGAAAGAAATAATTCAAATAGAAGAAAACAAAACTAACAATGATCCTTTAGAAGAAATTGATTTTTCTTTAGATGAAATTAATCAGGATGAATCTATACAAATTAAAAAAAGAGATGATGTTCATTATGAAATGTATAAAGAGGCCAAGAGAAAAGCTAAAATGGCCCGTGATTTAGCACTATCTTCTTATTTAGAGGCAAAAAGAATAAAAAATACATATATGTTGGATAATATTGATGATAGTGATTCTAGTGATTTAGAAATGGAAGAATTTGAATCGGAAGAGGTGGATTAATTTTAGCAAATTTTTTATTTACCTAATAAATAATTTATCACTTGTTATTATATAAACGAGATGTTTTCAAAATTTAGTAAAAGTTTTTTAAAAGGACTTCAAACATTTTTTACAACTGAAAGAATTGTTGTTCTTGTTATATTCTTAGTATTGATTTTCGCTTTAGCATCATATTCTAATATGAAGACTGGTAGTGGAATAGAAAGAATGGAAACTGGAGAGCCAGCAAAGAAGGAGGAACCTGCTCTTGAGCAAATGACTGCTCCTAACGGATATGCTTCTCAATCTGTAGCCAACCCTAGTGACCTTTTACCTAAGGACGAAAACAGTGAATTTGCTGCTTTAAATCCTACATCCATGAACAAGGGTGATGTTCTTATGCCCGACCTTTTACAAGCTGGTCACCATGTAGGTGTTGATACCGTTGGACAATCATTGAGAAACGCCAACCTTCAACTTCGTTCAGACCCTGTTATCACCAAATCTGATGTAGGACCATGGAACAATACCACAATTGAACCTGACCTTGGCCGTGTTCCTCTTGAACTTGGTGCTAAGAACCCCGTTGTTCCTAAGTAAATAGATAAATAATATAATATCAACATAATTTATATTATTTATGAAATTATTAACATATCCAAATGGTTTAAGAATTATATATGAAAAATCTAGTTCTGATTTACCTATTACATCTATATATTCTTTTTGTAATTTAGGACCAGCTCATGAACCTGAAGATATGAGAGGTATTTCTCATTTTATAGAGCATATGTGTTTTAAAGGAACAAAAAATAAACCTCACCCAAAATCTATTTTTTTATTATGTGATAAAATTGGAGCCTATTTTAATGCATTTACCAATAAACGCTATACATGTTATACTATTGAATGTGAAGATAAACACTTTTCAGATTGTTTATTTCATCTATCAGATATGATGCTTAATTCTATTTTTGATAAAAAAGAGTTTGCAAAAGAATTAAATGTAGTTGCTCAAGAAAATAAGGATGATTTAAACGACCCAATGGAAGTTGCTGAAATTGAAACACATAAAGATCTATTTGAAGGAAGTTCTTATGAATTTGCTATTGACCATGTTGATTATCATAAAAAAAAATTTGATTATAATAAATGTATTGAATTATACAAGCTCTTTTACACTCCTAATAATATGGTTCTCAGTATTTCATCTAATCTACCTTTTGAAAAAATAAACTCTTTTGTGAAGAAAAGTTATTTTTATAAAAATACACAAAAACATAATTTATCTGATATTATTCAAATTAATCACTATTTAAAACCTAAAAATGAAATCTCTTATAACTTAATAAAAAAATCCGGTGCATCAAATAATACTATTATTATTGGATTTAGAACTTGTGGTTTTAATAACCCTGACAAATATACTTTAAATTTATTAAAAAATGCAATTGGTAATAATATGAGTGGAAGATTAAAATACATTTTAAGAGAAGAAAAAGGACTCGTATATTCATGCTCAATTGATACGCAATTTTTTGAAAAATTTGGCTGCTTACTTTTTGTTGCTCAAACAGAATTTAAAAATGTTATTATATCCAATACACAAGGTGTATTACCCATCCTAATTCAAATTATTAAAAGTTTAATTGAAAATGGAATCAAACAAACTGAAATTGATATTGCAAAAGGTAATATTCAAGGTGAGATTTTATTAGAATTACAAAATTGTTCTAATCAAGCGTTACATAATGGTGAATCTTTACTTTTAAACGAAGACAATAATATTATTTCTATAAAAAACATATATGATAAACATTATAAAAATATTCAAAAAAAACATGTAAATACAGTTATTAAAAAATATTTTCATGCAGAAAATATGAATGTTTGTATTGTTGGAGAAAAAAATCCATCTTTAACAAGAGTTACAAATATTTGTAACCGCATTTAAATTTATATATAACCATTTATATATAAAATGAAATTGAACAATGAAGATATTTTAGGATTATTTATCATATTTTTTGTACTAGCTGGAATTGCTTTAATCTATTTCCGTAACTTTGAAGCATTCCAATTAACATGTGTTGTATCTACTGTTGATGGAAATAAATATTGCGTAAGAGAACGGTCTCAAGTTCAAAAGGCTGCAGATTTATTAGCAAGCACTACAGAAAAATGTAAAAAATTAGTCGCTTATATGAATGATAAATATCCCGATGATTTGCGTGTAAAAAGACTTGTTGATGGATTTAATCCTAAAACTATAATGGAAACTCTTCCTACCAGTCAATTTACTGCATATAGTGAAAATAAAGGCGAGAAAATCGCTTTTTGTTTAAATAAGAAAAAAGGCGAAGATGAAAATTTAATTGATGAAAAAACTCTCACCTTTGTAGCTATCCATGAACTTAGTCATGTTATGACTGTTTCTATTGGTCATAAAGCTGAATTTTGGGAGAATTTTAAATTTTTATTAGAAAATGCAAAGGAAGCTGGAATACATCAACCTGTTGATTACAAAAACGAACCTGCTAGTTATTGTGGTATGGATATTCATGACAATCCTTATTATGATGCATAAAGAAACAAATAGAATTTTATATTTATCATTATATTGGTGGTGCAATTTTAGGTAAAGGATATAATGGATATTTACTTTCAAAAGTTTTTACAAATGATAAATTTTGATTCATGCACAAAGCTCTTCCTAACTGAGCCATTGCATATATATTATAATCTCTCTCTTCATACATGATAAAATGATTAAACGATCTTTTTCCAATCCATAAATCTATATACACATTCAAATCTGCTTCCCTCATATCTTTGTATAATGAATATGGAACAACTATTTCTACAGAAGTTTCTTTAAAAATATCTTTAAACTCATCTTCTTCGTGGTCACAATGTATAATATTTTTTATAAATTCACTTAAACATGCATCATTGTATGATAATCTATATTCCTTTAATGTTGATAAAGGAAATTTTAAAATAATATCAAACATACTTAATTGGAATTTGGACATTTTAATTTAATTAATGCATAATAATTAAATTAAATCAATTTTTCAATTTTAAATATCCTTCAACCAAGTCTATTGGTCCTTCTGGTATTTGTTTATTTGCTAGCTCTTCGGTTCCTACTTCTATTTCTGATAATAATTCGTTATAAATATCCAATAATGGTGTTGTTCCTTTTTGACGAAGAATTTGTTTTGCAGCATCTTTTGCATCTTCTACTCCTTCTACACTCATATTTGATAACATTTCTAATACAAATGCAACTTGTTTATTTGTTAAAGATTGAATTGAAGCCCCTTTTATAAACATTAATGGTAATAATTCTTTTTTTATTTTTACATATTGTACTTCTGCATATTCCTCATCTAGATCCTCTACAATATCCATAAGTAGTAAGTAATCAACTAAATGATTTATAGCAGATTTTCCATCTTTAGAACGCGTGTTTATTTCTAAATCTGGCCGTGATAATAAATACCAAATTAATTGAAAACAACGTTCAGTTCCATAATGAAATGTATTTTCATAATTAAGAAAAATATGTTCTTCAAGTTCATCTGGAGTATATGTCAATCTTGAATCTATATAGTGTAGATAATTATCTTCTTCTTTATTAAAAAAGCGTTTTACTAATTCATGAAAAATAGTCATATTATTTTTATCCTGATGGTTTATTATACTAATATCTGTTTCTTGTAAATGTTCAATAATATAATTTATTGGTATTAGTCCATCTTGACCCATTTGATTTGGATCAAATATTCTGTCGTAAAGAATATTCCATTCTTCTAATAATTCACTCTCTTTTACTTTTGCACCACCTTTTTTTTTCAATGATTTTCGCTTAGGATTTTTTACATTTTTTTTATTTTTACAACTTCTATTACTCATTACTATATTATATATTAAACTTACATTTAAATAATAAAATAAAAGTATTAAAATTAATTATCACTAATTGTATATATGGAAACTAAACAAAATTTACAAGATTTAATTATAGATAAAACCCCAAATAGTTCTGTTTATAAATGTTGTTTATTAGATACACAAGGAAATATTATACAAACGATAGTATTTACTGGTGAAAATAAAGATACTGATGTAAATAACATTTATTTTAGCGAAGATGAAAGAATACTACATGAAACAGGGCAAATTAAAATTATTAATTCAACACAATTAATTCATTTAGATGATTCTATTTCAACAATTAAAAAGAAAATATTAAAGGAATTTACGGATAGTGATGTTACTTATGACGAATTATATTTGTTTTCTCACAGAAAAGAAAAAATAGATCTTAAAAGCTGCTATGAAAATATTACAAATAATGAACAAATACCCTTTACAAAACCACTTATGGGACAATTCTTAAATAATCTTCAAATTAGCGATGAATCTATTTATAAAAAACTTAGCGAACAAGATGAAAATGAAAGTTATTCATATAATCAATTGATGACATTATTAGAGCCATATGAAAATAATTTTGATATTTACATCCCTTTAGGTCTTAATTTCTCTAATAGCAATGATTACTTATTTTCTGCAAACCCTTTTTCTATTTTACCTAGTCAAGATTCTATTTATAAAATGAAATCAAACAATTTATTGTATTCTTTTGAGAATTATTTATTATTGAACTATCCTGTTATTGAAAATAATACTATATATATTTGTTTAGCTTCTCATGTTCTACAATATGGTAATTCTATGCAAATTGACCCATCTTATTTAACATCTTTATATTTTCCATTATTATCTAAGAAAAATATTCAAACTTTAGATGATATTGAAGAAAATAAACAAAAATTACTTGAAGAATCAAAAGCATTGTTAAATCCTTCCTTTTTTAAAATACAAGAAAATATAAAAACATTTCAACAAGTAGAATTTTTAAATTTGAAAGAATTACCATACATGGAAAATGGTATAACAAATTTTCATATTATTATTCATCCTAAAATTAAAACCTTTATTCCTATTGATATTATTTTTAAACAATTATCTGCATCAGAAGAAATGCCTTTTATCAAATATAATCCTGGTAGTAAAAAGGAATCATTAGTTAGATTATTTTGCAATAAAAGAACTAAAAAAGGACAAAAAATTCCTATTTTATCAAAACAAAATATTTTATCTTATTTTAAAAATTCAGGAAAAGTAAAGCAATTATCAGTATATATCAAAAAAATATTTGACACTCAACTTGTTGAATGTTTTATTGATTTTGATAATAATGGAAATATTATTCTTCGTTCTATCTCAAACAAACATGTTCCTTATTCTTCTATACAAAAACTTATTTCTAATATGATTAATCCTTTGATTGATACAATAAATACATTTATTCAATCGTCTGGATATAAAATTAGTAAATTTAGTTCATTAGAAAACGAATTAATAGAAATTATACATCTTGATTATCAATTGTCATTACAGTTAAATCCTACTTTTGATTTGCACAATTATGACAATCTTCTTTATGGTATATTTGATGTATTAAGTTATGATGTAAAGAAAGGAGCAGAACTTTATTTTAAAAGAGTGAATAATTATGTTCAAATGAATGCTATTTCAGCAATGATTGCATACTATGTAAAACAATATAGTGATCCTAATATTATTATTAATTTGATTTCTTCCAATTTTAATCTTACTTTTGAAGAAGGTAAAAATGAATTTATAAAGTTCCAGAATGAACATCAATTTATTAATGGAAAGTATGTTAATAAAACTGCTCAATTAATAGATAATCCTGGATTTCCTACTACATTACTATTTCAACCTTTTGAAAATAAACTTAATATTGAAATTAAAAACATTGATTCTATCAAATATATTCCTATTTTACAATCTTATATAAATACATTTTTAAGATTTGCACAGTATGATGATGAATTACCTATAAATAAAAAAGAATATATGAAAAACATTAAAAAAACGGATAACAATGTTGTAGAACCACATGTTGAAAATATTATTATACCAACAAATGATATTGTTACACCTATTCAAATTGCTACTACAAACATTTTCAAAACAACTGAGGATAGTGATGACAGTGATGATGATGATGCATTATTTTTTGATGATGATAGTGATGATGAAAGCAATGACGATGAAAGTATTAGTGATAACGATAATGAATCTGTTCCAGATGAAAAAATTATTACTGAAAGCACATTAAATGTTATTAATGAAGAAGTTAAGAATGCTTCAGAAGAACAATCTGAAGAAAAGGAGGAATCTTCTGAAGAACAAGCTGAAGAAAAGGAGGAATCTCCTGAAAGTCAAGCCGAAGAAAAAGAGGCGTCTCCAGAACTTGCTAATACATTAAATAATGTTCAAGATAGTATAAGTGATGGTTTAAAGAAAACAACTGAATTTTTTGGAAGTTTAACAAAAGGAAATAAAGAAGAAAAAGATGAGCAAAACGAAGAACAAAAAGAACAAAAGGGTGGTTCTTCTAGAATGTTTATTAAAAAAATGAAGGAATTACAGCCTATATTATTTAAAAAGACAACAAATAATGAAGACTCTTATGCTAGAAATTGTCAAGCTAATTCAAGAAGACAACCTATCATATTAACAAACGAAGAAAAACTTAAAATTGACAAGGAATATCCTAACTCATATGATATAGCATTACCCTATTCAACAGATGATGATAAACAATTTTGGTATATTTGTCCAAGATATTGGTGCTTAAAAACAAACGCACCATTAACAGAAGAACAAGTTCAAAATGGAGAATGTGGAGGAAAAATCGTTCCTCAAAACGCAAAAGAGCCTCCTGCAGGACATTACATTGTAGAATTTACAGATAACAAGGAACATATTGACAAAGATGGAAACTATAGAAAACATTATCCTGGTTTTTTAAAAAATAAAACAGATACTGGTCATTGTCTTCCTTGTTGTTTTAAAAAATTAAACACTGAACAACAACAAAAAATGAGAAAAGAATGTAAATTGGATATTTCAAATTATGAAGGCGATGAAGAAATTATTGAAAATATTGTTGGAAAGAAGGATAAAAATATAATTCAAGATGATAAGAAAATTGCTAAAAATATTTTACTTCCTGAAAGATTTCCAATGCCTCAACATAGATGGGGATTCTTACCTATTTCTGCTGAGTTATTTTTACAAGTCGATCAAGAAGCTAATGTGGATAAAAATAATAGAGCTCTCATTTACAAAAACAAATATCCTTTACTGCGTTATGGTATGGAATTCTCTCGTAATCAATCATTTGTAGCTGTATTAAATGATTTATATTCTTCTTATCAAAACAAATATATTCCATTAACAGAATTTAGAAATTTACTAGCTTCTGAAATAGATTTGGACCTATTTATTCAGAGCTATAATTCAAATCTTGTTTCTAGTTTTTTACCTCAAAAATATACTATTGATAATTCCTCTATTGATAAAATAAAAGAAAGTGCATTTTATAAATCATTGGACTTAAATAAAGAGCAACAATTAGATTTTTTAAAAGACACCGTTGCTTCCTATAATAATTTTATTACTTATTTATTAGACAACGATTCTTTTATTGACCATACATATCTCTGGGATATAGTAACAAGCGGAAAATTAAGTATGTTCCCTGAAGCTTTCAATTTTATCATTCTTGAAATAAGTGATAGTGATATTACAGATGATATTGCATTGTTATGTCCAACTAATTTAAACAAAAATAAACTATTTGATAAGAAATTAAAAAGTGTTATTTTATTAAAAAACAAAGAATATTATGAACCTATTTATAAATATGGTAACACTGTAGTTAATAAAAATGCTGGTAATAAAACTGCTGTTAAATTTTTATCTAATTCAGATATTTCTAATGAACTAAAGAAAGTAATTAATACAATTGAATACACAAGTAATAAGTATTGTAAGCCAATTGAAAGTAGCACAAAAATACATGAATATAAAACTAATCTGCCTGCTGAAAGTATTTTGCAAATATTAAAAGATAATGAATATACTGTTAGTAATCAAATTATGAATTATAAATCAAAAATAATAGCTTTTTCTGTAAAGATTCGTCCTAATGACCAAAATGAATTTTATATTCCTACATATCCTTCCAATTTTATTGACGATATTAATATTAAATATATTGATGATGTAAATTGGAATTCTTACAATGAAACAAAAACTTTTTTAACTAATTTATATGTTAAAAGTAAAGAAAAGTTACCTTGTAAGCCTCTTGTAAAGGTTGTTGAAGACGGAATTATTGTAGGTATTTTAACATTATCTAATCAGTTTGTTGCTGTAAGTGATTACATTGAAAATACCGATGACGACTTAGACATGATAACTACTAGCAACTATAAAGATGACTATTTAACTGCGGATAATGCATTAATTAGAAATAATAAAAAAGATAATACAAGAGTTGAATTAGTAAGAAACATTTACTTAGAAACTCAATTTTACAATTCATTCCGTAACAAAATTAGAAATATATTAAATGATTATTATCATTTTGAAAGCAAAAAACTCATTGAAGAATTAATACAAGACAATACATATTTATATTCTACAAAAATGAAAAAGTTAGCTATTATACTCAAATTTATTACAAAAGAGCATGTTGTTTTTCAAGACTTTGATTATTCTGTTTTTGATTCTATGGAAGAAAAAATGGCTTTTGTAAATCTCAATAAAGATAACCAATTTTGTTTTAAGGAAGATAATAAACTTTGCTTACCTAAACAGCATCTACTTAGCAAGGTAGATAATACTGAATATTATTATCAAAAACTAGCTGATGAATTATTAAGATATAATCGTGTTCGTCTTTTCATGTTAAACCCATCTCAATATTTAACTATTCATCATTTTGATTACAAAATACAACCTTTTGAAATTTTATTACTTCAAAGCTCTCTTTTTGATAATTATTTTAAAGATCTTGAACCATTTGAAACTAGTTCTTACGTTCAAAATATTACATTTGATATTTCAAATCCTGAAGAACATCCACCCTATTCAAACAAAATAGACCTAGATAGTCAAAATGACATTGATGATACAAACAGTAGCATTGAACTTCAAAGAGAATCCTGTATAGTTGAAAAAAAATCTATTAAAGAAGCTCCTTTTACAAATTGGGAAAAATTCATTGAAGCCGATTCTGAATATATTTCATTTGAAAAAACTCCTCTTTGTAGCTTCTTTGTTATTTTATCAATCATTCATAAAAAAACTGGAATGAATATGAATATATTGGAAATAAAGAATAAGCTTATTGAAAAATATAATGAATTAAAACCTAACTATTTCATACAAATTCTATCCATGTTAAAGAAACAAGGAAAAGAATTATTTGTTCAAAAATTACAAAAAAATGAAATTGATATTGAATCTATGGTTCTTGACGAAGAATACTTTTTAACACATCTTGATTTTATTATATTATGTGTAGCATATAACCTCCCTGTTGTATTGTTCTCAAAGAGTAAATTCAAGAACCTATCTACTAATTTAGATTGGATGGTTTTAGGCGGAGATACTACTATCAATGAATTTCATTTTGTATATGGAACAAATGAGAACCAAAAAACAGAAACATATTTAATTGAACCTGCGATCCCTTTTCAAGAAATGAAAGCTTATGAAGTATCTAGTAAAAAAGCAGATTTTAAAGAACATTTTATTACGATTGAAAAAATATTAGAAAATTAAATATATTGATATTATACATGCCTTATTATTTGAATAAACATATTTTATTTATTCATATACCAAAAACTGGAGGAACTACAATTGAAGAACTATTCAGAAAAAATGATAGTGAAAGAGTCTATAGTAGTATTGGTATCGGTGACACAAATCGTATTTTACCTCCTCCATTTGACCGCGTATCTTTACAACACCAATTTTATACAACAATACTTAAATTTAAAGATAAATTAGGAGTTGTATTTAACGATAAGTTAAGAATATTTTCTATAGTTCGTGACCCTTATCGTAGAATAATAAGTGATATGATGTTTTTAAATATTGTTAATCCTGATTCTACTTCAGAAAAGGTATTTGAATGTATGAAAAGTTATGTAATCGCTGATAAATATGATAATCATAATGTTCCTCAATATAAATTTATTACAGATAAACAAGGCAATCTTATTCCTGAAATAAACATATTTCGTAATGAAACTTTAAATGATGATATGAAAAAATTTGGTTTTGAAATAAAACAAAATTTTCAAGTAGGAAAAAAGGTTGATTACAATAAGTATTTAAATGACGACTCAATTAATTTAATAAATACTATTTATAAAAAAGATTTTCAATTATTTAATTATAAAATGAGAGAAATATAACTATATCCAAATAATTTTATCTACTAATTCAGGTGTTAAAAATGGATATATCATTCCATATAAACTATTTATGTAAATATTTGAGTTTATTATTTGAATTTGAGATAATGAATCACCGTATTTTATTAAAATACCAATTAAACCTATTGCTGTTGTTATTTCTAAAGAATGTTTGAACTCAAACCCATCACCGTCAAATCTCCAAATCCATTTTTGATTATTATTATTTTCTAATACTTCTTCGTAGTGCTCTAATATACCTTTTGTATCCCAATATTTTGTTGCTTTTCCTGGACATGTATAATATATTAAGATATCATCGCATGTTTTTCCTATATACTCAAATGAATGACTTCCAGGTTCATCAATGCAAATTTGACACATTTATAATTACTATATAAATAATTATAAATTTTTATCGTTAATTAACAACAATCTTTGCAACAGTCACATTTGCAATCACAATCTTTACAAGAACAACACTTTCCACAACAACCATTATTACCTCCTCGTAACCTGAGAACCAAATGAAGTGTGCTCTCTTTTTGAATGTTATAGTCGCTAATTGTGCGACCATCTTCAAGCTGTTTTCCTGCAAAAATTAATCTTTGCTGCTCAGGTGGGATGCCTTCTTTCTCTTGAATTTTTGCCTTTACATTATCAATAGAATCACTGGGTTCTACTTCTAATGTAATAGTTTTTCCAGTTAAGGTTTTTACAAATATCTGCATTTGTATTCTATAATTTTATAAAAAAATTTTTTATAAAAATATTATGGTTACTTAAAATCCCATATCATAATCATCATCAACGCAATCTGTTACATTATTATTACGAATAGTTGAAATATTATTTTTAATTTCAATATTTGATTTAGAATACATATTACTTGTTTCACTTTCTTCATTAAAAGCCTTTTCTATTTCCTTCTCAGCATCTATATTTTCATAATCTTCTGCTTCCAATGTCTTCATTTTCTCTAAATCTAATACAACTCCACAACCACCAGTTCCAAAATTACCGAGTTGTCCTGTCATAATGTTAGCAGATACACCTCTCATATGGTCAAAGTCGGCATGTCTTGATGCTGTTAATAATACTTCTGTATGAACCTCAAATGTTGATTTGGAAATAGGACCAATATTATCATTTAAAATACCTGAACGGAAAATAGAAACCATTCCATCCTTAGAAGTCATTCTATCACACAATAAACTCAAATGGTGATAATTGATGCTTACACCACTTGCCTTCATCACATCAATAATTTCATTATAAATAATTTGTCTAGCTGCTTCAACGCCTAGCACATCATATACTTCTTTAATATCGTTACTAATTGTTCTTGCACTATCAATAAAATCCTCAGCTAAAATATCCAATAAATTACTACCTGTTGTTTGCAATGTCCAAATATCTTGTTGTTTAAAACGACCTTCCTCTTTTACAACATTATTTTGAACCTTTACTGGTAATACATTTGTAATATTTGATATTCCTCTTAATACAATATTATTCAATATACTTTCTTGGAAATTACGAAGCAAATAAATATGATCAGATTGGTCAAGTGATTCAGGCATATTTTTATCCTTCTTTGTCTTAGATAATACACTACTATTCAGTCTAATTCTAAAAATCAGGTCCTTAGAATTCAAATCACTATATACACAGTTTAATTCCTTACCATAATAACTATTTGTAATTGCAAAATGAATATCATCCATTGTAATATTCTTCTCCAATAATGTTTCTGCGTTGAATTCCATGCGAATAATCCATTTAGATTTTTGGACATCTTCTTCTTCGTTGTCTTCATTACATCCAGAAAACATTTTTTCAAATTCGTAATATTGTTTTAATAATAACTCGTCTTTCATAATATTTGTATTATTATCATCTGGGTCAAAGCATATTTCTAGACTTTTTACCAAATCAACCATTTTCGTGTGTGTTATCATATTTGCATATTGCATTACCTTTTGTTGATTTGTTTCATCATAAGACTTCAAATAAATGTTCAATGAAGGAGTCTTAGGGTTTTTAGTCAAACGAAGAATTTCCTCAATTCTAGGAACACCACGAGTTACTGTTGCACCAGCAGATACACCTGATAAATGGAAAGTATTCAATGTTAATTGTGTTGTTGGCTCACCAATTGATTGTCCTGCAACTACTCCTACCATTTCACCAGGATGAACAATAGCTTGCTTATATTTCAAATTAATGGTTTCTAACAATAATATCAATCCCTTCTTATGAAATCTTTTATTTACCAAAATATCCTTGGGATTCAATGTATAATAATAAAGAATATCAAATAGCTTATTTTCTTTCATATAATGCAAACTATCCAACTTTTTCTTATATACATCTACCAAATCAAACATTTCTAAAGGAGTAATATCAACCAATGAATTAGCATTTAATTCCAACTGATTTTGAATATTCAAAATAATACTTTGAAATCCTACTGGAATTTGAATACTATCCTCGTTTTTGTTCAAAAATACTTTATTTACAATTAATTCTTGTGCCTTTATCATCTTTTCAATCATTTCTTTACACTTTGCTTTTGCCTTTTCCTTCTGGCCTCTTAATCTTCTTTTTGTGCTTGGATTATAAATATTAATTAAATTTTCTCTTTCTTCATTTACTCCGGCAATATCATAATGTAAGTGAATATCTTCCAGTGTATGACTTGCTAATTTTATTCCTTGATTCTCTACTCGTGTTGAATCAAAACCATCATCACCATAAGCAAACTGAATAATCTTACCTTTATTATTTCTTACTGTCATATCATACTCTACTTTTAAATCTTCCAAACCTTTAATCAGCCTTCTTTGAATATAACCTGTTTGAGAAGTCTTTACAGCTGTATCAATAAGACCTACACGACCACCCATTGCGTGGAAAAACAACTCTGGAGCTGTTAATCCTGTAATATATGAATTCTCAACAAATCCTCTTGAACCTGGAGAATCATCATATTTACTATAATGAGGCAATGTTCTACTATCAAAACCATAAGGAATACGCTTACCTTCTACATTTTGTTGTCCCACGCAAGAAATCATTTGTGAAATATTAATAAGAGAACCCTTTGAACCTGAATTTACAATCATCAAGAAACGATTGTTTTTGCTCAATGATTTTCTACCAATACTTCCTGCTTGCTTTCTTGCCTCATTCAATACATTATTTACACTGCTTTCAAACTCCTCCATATTTGTATATGATGTGTTATTTTCAAACAAACCCATATGAACCTTATCAATGATAGATTGCACCTCTTGCTTTTGTGCTGTAATTGCCTGAATAATACTATCTGTTGTTTTCTTATCTGCTATCAAATCACTAATACCAACACTAAAAGCACTTGATTTCATATACTCTGTAATAATATTTTGCAAATTATCAATGAAATCACTTGCTGGTCGGTTTCCAAAATCATTGAAAATTCTATGAGTAATTCCATTATTTCCAAAACACTTCTTATCTAATTGACCACGCACAAATTCTCCGTTACGGATCTCTAATACATTATTACTTGTTTCATAATCTTCGTTTTCATCATACAATCCTGTCTTTCTTTTGATTGTCATTGGAGGCATAATTTGACTCAATACATCAAATGAAGTATATTCTTTTTTATTTAATTTTCCTATATCTACATTTGGATACATCATTAATAAATTCATTACTTCTTTTGGTGTAAATTTCAAATTAGGTCTTGTAAAACGATAAGAACCCAACATGGAATCTTGGAAAATACCAATAATTGGCGAAGAACTAGCAGGACTAACTATTTGATATGGAATAGCAGCTAAATTCTTCAACTCTGTTTCTGCCATTACATTTTGAGGCATATGCATATTCATCTCATCTCCATCAAAGTCTGCATTATACGGTTTAGTATCACCAACATTCATTCTAAATGTGTCACCTTTCTTCATAATTTTCACAATATGACACATCATACTCATTCTATGCAAACTGGGTTGTCTGTTAAATAATACTGCATCACCATCCATCATATGACGATGAACTGTATCACCATTTTCCAATTTAATAGAATCTCTATCAACATATCTTAATGAAATATTATCTCCATTTTTCTTTTCCAAGATTTTTGCACCTGGATGAACCTCAGGACCAGTTTGAACAAGTTTTAATAGGAAATTCTTATTTCTATCATTTACTACAACTGGCTTGGTAATATTCATTGCAATCTTTAATGGAACTCCTAATTCACGAATGGAAAGATTAGGATCACCAGTAATAACGGAACGAGCACTAAAATCTACTCTCTTACCCATCAAATTACCTCTGATTCTTCCAAATTTACTATTCAATCTTCCCATAATACAATTCAAAGGTCTTCCTGAACGCTGTCTCAAACTATCCGCACCCTTTACCTTATTATTTACAATCATTGCTACAAAATACTGTAATACAGTTGTTAATCCTTCTATCACATTTGCAGTTGCCTTATTTGCTATCTTCTCTGATAAATCTTTGTTTGTTTTAATAATATTACTATAAATATGTGTTAAATCATCTTCACTTCTTTGTTGGGCATCATGTTTTACCGATGGTCTTACTGCTGGAGGTGGAACAGGTAATACTTGACATACCATCCATTCTGGACGAGACCAAACTGGACTTAAACCCATAAAATGAACATCTTCATCTGAAATTCTCTTAAACATTTTAATAATATGCTCAGGTGATAAACGAATACTTACCTTCTTTTTCTCTTTGCTTGAATCAATGTCTATCTTCTCCCAAACTGCAAACACCTTTGATAAATCTTCTAATTTAATACTGTTTGGTTGCTTACAACCACAACCATCTTCTGTATGCTCTCCACATCTATTTACCTTAATAGAAGTTACATAACTCCAACGTTCTTCTGCAGATTTTGATAAAATATGTTTATGATGTTCTTTATTAATTAATAGCTTACTGCATTTGAAACATACTATTTTACAAATCTTCATAATTTCTTTTAAATGTTGAATAAAGAATACAGGCTTTGCTAGTTCAATATGCCCAAAATAACCAGGAGTATCAATATAGGTTAGTCCATCAGTAGGACAAATTATACCAGGCTCAAGAACACCCATTCTTGGGTCAAATAAACCACCCATAACTGGTTTATTATTATTAAATGTTACTGGTGATGTTACCTCTACTACTGAAGCTTTTCTAATTTCTTCAGGAGATAACATACTAAATTGGATACCAATAATCTTGGCCGGTTTCTTATACTCATGATCCTGAAATTTTTGTAAATTCATTATTACTTACTATAATATAATATTTATATTTTTTTAAGTCATAATCAATTTTTTGATATTGTAAAAAATTGATATAAAATCCTGTCATTTATTAACTCACATAATGACTAGATTTGAAAAAATGACTACTGACCGTAAGACAAGACAATCCAAAGATATTTCTAAAACCAAGAAGGCTAAAAAGCAGCAACCTCCTTCTGATAGTGAATCAGAATATGAATCTGAGTATGAAACAGACTCATCATCTGATTCTAGCTACAAACCATCAAAGAAGAACACTGCAAAAAACAAATATAAAAAGGAAAAATTTTTGAACTCTATCTTTCCTTCTAAGTATATGAATAATAAAATGAAAAATACTAAGAAAAAGATAAATACTAAAAAGACCAATAAGAAAAAGAGAAAACAAGAAGAGGAGGAAGACGAAGATGATGAAGAGGAATACGAGGATGACGAAGAAGAGTATGAGGAAGAAGATGATGAAGATGACGAAGATGATGAAGATGACGAAGATGATGAAGATGACGAAGATGATGAAGATGATGAAGAAGATGATGACGATGATGAAGATGAAGATGATGATGATGATGATGAAGATTATGACGAAGAAGAAGATTTGGAAGATGAAGAATCAGGAAATGTTTTAAATATTCTTCTTGACCTTGGTGGTGAGGGTGATGAAGGAGAAGAATATTTTGAAGACGATGCAGATGAACAATGTGATAGTGAAGATGAACAAACTTTTATGAAAGAAAAATATGAAAAGGTTGAAAATGTTCTTGAGGAGAAAAAGAGTAAAAAGAAAAATAAAAAAGAAAAACTTCGTTTGAAAGAAGAAAAGGAAGAACAAGATAGAAAAAATGTTGAAAATAAGTATTTAGAATTAGTTGATGCTAAGAAAAGCACAATTAAACAGTTAGAAAAAACAAAGAACTCGTATCTATCCAAGAGGTATAAAAAAGACTTGACTCAAATTGATAAGGAAATCAAGAAGTTAATTAAAAAGTCTAGGTCTAAGAATGCAAAGCAATATCATTCATTGATTCATAGCAGTAAGAAGAGAACCAATGAGATTGATTATTTTAAGAAAAACCTATCTAATAAGCAGCAACTTCAAGTGATGGAAGACCTTGGGGAAATCAATAAGCATATTAATGTAGATAAGCCGTATCGTCTTGCACTTCTTGATTCTGATATGCCTGCTAATTTCAAGGCTATTGCTATGCAGCGTCTAAATGTACTAAGAACAATGGACCAAACTGACCCGGAGTATTATAAGATTAAGAATTGGGTTGATACATTTATGAAGATTCCATTTGGCATTTATAATTCTCTATCTATTTCCATGAAGGACGGTATTGATGTTAGCCATGAATTTATTACTAATGCAAAAAAGACACTAGACGATTGTGTTTATGGTCTAGATGATGCTAAAATGCAAATTATGCAATTAGCAGGTCAATGGATTACTAATCCTTCAGCTCTTGGAACTGCTATTGCTATTAAGGGTCCAATGGGAACAGGTAAAACCACATTAGTAAAAGAGGGTATTTCTAAAATTCTAGGAAGAGAATTTGCTTTCATTGCATTGGGTGGAACAGGTGATGCTAGCTTTTTAGAAGGTCACTCTTATACTTATGAGGGTAGCACTTGGGGTAAAATTGTGCAAATCCTTATTGATAGCAAGTGTATGAATCCTGTTATATTCTTTGATGAGCTTGATAAGCTTAGCGAAACCCCTAAGGGTGATGAAATTAATGGTATTTTAACCCATCTTACAGATACTTCTCAAAATAATGAATTTCATGACAAATACTTTTCAGAAGTTAATTTTGATATTAGTAAGTGTTTATTTATCTTCAGTTACAATGATGAGTCTAAGGTGAATCCTATTTTGAGAGATAGAATGTATCGTATTCAAACAAAGGGTTATGAAACAAAGGAAAAACTTGTTATCGCTAAGAAACATCTTCTACCAAAGATTAGAGAGCAAGTTAATTTCACAGAAGAAGATATTATTATTCCAGACAAAACCATTGAATATATTGCATCTACGCCTGAACTAACAAATAATGAAAGCGGCGTTCGTAATCTAAAGAGATGTCTAGAAATTATTCATACTAAGTTGAATCTATTTAGACTAGTGAAAAGTGATAGCGAAATCTTTTCAAAAGAGTTGAAAATGGAAGTGAAATTTCCTTTTACAGTTGAGGTTGAACATGTTAAGAAACTAATTAATGTGGAGACTAACGAAAATACTTCAATGAGAATGTTATATATTTAAATTTACTTAAAACTTATTTACTTTAATTTGTAATGCTATTAACAAAAGAAGACTTTTTTTATTTGAGGTTACAATTACATAACGAATGGTCTTTTTTTAATCCAAATATTGAAGAATTATATGCAATAAATACATTTGATGATGGTAATGAAAAATACAAACAATTTAATAATGAATGGTATATTATCGGAACATGGAAAGAAAAAGTATGTCTTTTAAATAAACAAGAAAAAACAATTGTTTATAGCATATCAAAATGGAAAACTACAAAAATAGATTTTATTTATACTACTGACATAATGATTCAAACAAAAAATTTATTTTCTACCTTACCTGATGAGTTAAAAAATAATGAGTTTAGAACAATTGAATTCCTTATATCAAAATATATAAAAAATCATTGTAAGCATAATATTGTGGATGATTATATTGATTTAGATCCTGAAACATCTCATCCAATTAAATACTGTGATATTTGCTATACAGAATTTTAATCTTCTTTTATTATATAATGAGTAATACGAGTACATATCTAGCTGAACCTGGCTGGCCTCCAAACCCTGATGGTAGTAGTATTAAAGTTACAGAATTAACTGATTTTTATTATGATCGCCCTATTATGAATTACCAAAAAGAAGATGGTATTCATGCTGTTCGTAATGGACCAACAGTGCAAGATGCAATAACCGATTTTATTGAGACATTATATACCCCCGGCAACGATATTGCTTCGCCTGGAACTATGTCAGTAATAGCTAAACAAATGAACGATTATTACGATGACCCTTTTTGTAGTAATGCACCTTTGGATACAGTAATATATTGTCCTTTTGATGAAACTAAAGGATACAGAACATTATATACTGGATATCATGCGGGAGTATATGATATAATTGAACCCGTAAAAGAATGGTTTTATCCAAAGGAATATTACGGTAATAAGAGATTAGAGGCATATAAAGCTATAGGAATGCATGAGGGACAAATAAGTAATTTACTTCATGCTCAGGATGATGATACTCTTCACAATTTGTTTGTAGTAAAAGTTCGTGAACTTATTGACATGAAATATGGACTATTACATGGTGTATTTAGACGTTTTGGTTTCCGTTTGAAAGATCATAATGTATTTAAGAACTACCATTTCCCTTCATTAAATATAGAAAATAATGTTCTTCAACAAATGCAATTTGGGTTGTTAGGTGGAAAAAAATATAAGAAGAAAATAGTAAATATTCCAGTTATACCTGAGAAAAAAACAAGAAAAAATAAAAAACCAAAAGAATGTTATAAAAATTGTGAAAGTGTTCCTAGTGGTTTATGTGCTACTGGTTGCAAACCTAGTTGGACATCTAAAAGAAAAATCCGTTCTAGAAACTGGTGTCATTGTAATATTGACAAAACAAAATGTTCTATTCATATTTGTCGCTCTAAAACCAAAAAGAAAAAAAATAAAAAAAAATACAGTAAAAACAAAAGTCGCAAATCAAAATAATTCAATACACTCTAGAATTTTTACATAATTCTGCAATAATCTATTCCAAAAGACATAATTATACGACAACAATCTACATTTAAAATACCCTTTTCTACACATTTTCTTAATCCGTTTTCTAACTCAATAATATGATTTTCAGATAAAGCAAAGCGAATTGCCCAATTAGGTATTGTTATAACTCTTCCTCGTTCTTCCAAACTAGTATATTCAGGTAAATACTCGCCTTTACTATTCCAAGTACCTACTTGTAACAACTTACCATAATTTACATTATAAATAGCATCAAGGTTTTGGTCGAAAAATGGAGCGTCTTCATCACACAGCCATTCTTTTAGAAAATCTAAATCATTATCATCAATATAAACATATACATTTGTTTTTCTTTCATACTCCATGAGACGACTTTCAAAATGATTATTTCTATATGAAGAATGTGGGCTTTCTTCAAAGTGTAATAGACCTGCTATAATATTTTGTGCGCTGTTCATTGTAACGGGTTGTGACATAATTATTGTTGTAGTGAATTTATTTTTTATATATGTGTTTCGTATATAAAAAAATCAATTTTTCACAATTTGGAAATTAAAATATTGACATTGCAATTATGCAGTTTGGTTTCCACCGCGAGTAGATAATAATTGCTTTTGAGATTCATCTAAGCAAAGAGCACCGGTGGAGTTGGATAATCCAGAACTTGCTCCAACACAATCTAAATCACCCTTAACACCACCAAAAGCATCTAAAGTCTTAGAAGGACCAGCGGGGTCGCAATATACTCCATTAAATCCATATACTTTCTTGCAGTCTTTATCAGTATCAGCAATTAAATAAGATGAGTAGGAAGAATCAATATTTTTTCCATTAGCTGCCTCGGAGTATGATGTATCAGGTTTTGTTGTAGTAAAACCTTCAAAAGCATACTCTTTTGAAAATATAGTATCAGCACGATAAGGTTTGTAGCTCATGCATGAAACACACATTGTTGTCAATAAAATAACTATTAACAAGATTAATAAAAACATAGTCAAAGAGGACATTCTATTATACATATTTTATAGATAAAAATTAGTTTGATTTTCTACTAAATATATTTTGCTTGAAAATAAACATAAAGTCTATTTTATTATTATTTAATAATGTCCACATTAGATCAAAATGACAAAATGAACCTTAAAAATCTCGTTGCAAAAATGGGTGCAGAAGACAATACAGAAAACATTCGTAAATGGAAACATAGCACAAGAATTAGAGATGACATTAGAACCCTTGATACTTTGACTCAAGAACAATCTCAATTAAAATATATTAATCCAGACCAATATGTTGAATTATGTAAAAAAGCCGCACCATTTTTGTTTGAAAACTATCAAGACCTCTTTAAAAGAATGATTAGAAGAGAACTAGATTTAACTATTATGACTAAATTGCTAGTTATTCTTAAATTAATTGAAGATGATAAAGTAAATCAGCACGAAGGAGCTGCAATGTTTGCGAAAATTCTAAAAGAATTATATATAGATAGTGCAGTAAAGCATGGTGATAATATTGATAAAGAACATCAAACTAATGAGCCTGAAAAAAGTGTAGGTAAGGAAATTTCATGGAAAGAATTCAAAGCAATGCAAAATAATAATTAAAAGTATATAAATATTACAATATTTATATATTAACAATATGTCAGTTTCACAGTTGTTAAATAATTTCTTTTCTCTTCAACAAACACCAGTATTATCAGTTCCTACTAGTTTTGCTGTGTTAAAGATTTATACTGAAAATGAAGAACTAAAGAATATTTATAAAAATGCGATTGAGAAACACAATAGTAATATGTCTTCATCTAAATTTCCTGATTCTGGTTTTGATTTGTATTGCCCTGAACAAATTAATATTGTTGAACCAAATAAAGCACATTTTATTGATTATCAAATTAAAACAGAAATGTTATATTATAATAAATCTCTTAATTCTGTATCTAATTCTCCATTTTACATGTATCCGCGTTCTAGTTTTTCTAAAACGCCATTGATTTTAGGTAATCATGTAGGTATAATTGATTCAGGATATAGAGGAAATTTAATTGGTGCGTTTAAATTCTTACCAAATGATAAATATGCAACTAATTATACAATTGAAAAAGAACAAAGACTCTTACAAATATGTCATCCAACTTTATGTCCTATTTATGTAATATTAGCTGAAAATGATGATTTACAAGTTACAGAAAGAGGTTCTGGTGGTTTTGGTTCAACCGGAATTTAAATATATTCATTATATATCGGAACAACTATATATAATGAATGACGAAGAATATACTGTAGTTTATAAATCCGAGTATTATAATAAAAAACATAAAACCAATTACCCTAAGGTTTTAGTTTTTGATTTAGATGAAACACTCGGTGATTTTAGTGATTTAGAAATGATATGGAATGCAATACAATTATACAATACAGTTCCAAATGATGAAAGTTTATTTAAAGATTTATTAGACCTATATCCAGAATTTCTTCGTTACGGTATTATTTCTATTTTAGAATATTTATTTCAAAAAAAGAAAGCCAAAGCATGTGATTCTGTTTATATTTATACAAATAATCAATCACCTCCAAAATGGATTTCCATGATTACCAACTACTTCCATGATAAGCTTAACTTAAAAAATAAAAAATTATTTGATAAAACAATTCATGCGTTTAAAGTAAATAATAAACGTCTAGAATTAAAAAGAACTACTCATAAAAAAACATGGAGTGATTTTATCAAATGCACACTTTTACCTATTAATACTGAAATATGTTTTATCGATAATACTAATTTTGAATCTATGAAAAAAGAAAAGGTATATTATATCCAACCAATGTCATATTTTCATCATTTATCTGGAGAACAACTTATTAATAGGTTCATGCATTCTAAGATTGCAAAAAATAAATTAAAAAATGAATATGATAAAAGAAATTTTGAACAATTTATTTTAAATAAAAAAAACTATCAAAATGGATTAAATGAAAAAGAAAACAATACACTTTTAAAAACGAATATTTTGGTATCTCAGAAAATTATGTATCATATTAAAGATTTTTTCATTAATACTTATAAAAAAGAAAAAACAAAAAAAAATAAAAAACTTATGAACAGATTAACTAGAAAGAAATAATTAGCCATTATGCACATATTCATTTGCCATCAACAATATTTGTTCTTCTGGAGATAATTTTTGAAAAATTTCATTATTATTTATTTTTACCTGATTAAACCGTCTTGCATTGTTTAAACATACTATTTGAGCACCATCATCTGTAAATTTCGTATTAACAACTAACCCTCCATTAGTTAATTTATTACTATCATGTTTAATCCATCTTATATGTTTTCCATTTTCTATTTCATGTAATTCACTTACATATTTATATCCTACTAACCTTTTACATATATCTTTTTTTGTATCTATCTTCATGTTCATAGAATTTATTACATCAAAAATTTCTTCGTTTATTGAATTGATTGTTTTATTTTCAATATTTTCATATTTCTCTTCATCTATTGCTTCTAACAAATTTTCAATATTCAAATCTGGAAATAATGAAGGGTCCGATAAAGCTGACTCATAAATTTCTTGAATATCTTTTTCATCTAAGCTTGACATATTATATTTTAAAACCTATTATAAAAATATAATATATATTAATATGGATTTTACTGGAAAAACTATTTTTAAAAAATACTCTATATCTAATCTTATTAAATCAGGTAGTTTTGGATCAATTTTTTTAGGAACAAATACAAAAAACAATCAACAAGTTGCTATTAAATGCGAACATATTACTGAAGGGTTCTCAACACTTAAACATGAAGTCACTATTCTTAAATACTTATATGACCATAAAATTAGACAAATACCTACCATTTATTGGTATGGTAAATTCAATAACCGTTTATGTATGGTTATGCCCTATTTTGATTGTTCTTTATATGATTATATTGCATCTAATAATATTTCTAAAACAAAATTAAAATCTATTATTATACAATGCATTATGCTACTTAAATCTATACACTCATTATTTTTAATTCACAGAGATATTAAACCACAAAATATAATGGTCCATAATGGAGAACTATTTTTAATTGATTTTGGATTTTCTATTTTTTATATTGATGAAAATAAACATCATTATATTGATCAACAAGAACAAGATATGATAACTGGTTCTCCACGATTTGTAAGCTATTATATATATGAAGGATTTAAACCGTCACGAAGAGATGATATGATTTCTATTGCCTATATACTTTTATATGCATATTACAAAGAGGTTCCATGGGACAATATTAATCTTTTTCAAAATCAAAAACCCTCTATGCATATATACGATGAAACCAATATACAAATTAAAAATATGAAATCATTAGAAAATTTGAAAACCTATTGCACTGACATACACCCATATATTTTTACTTTCTTTCAACATTTATATGAATTATGTTATTTTCAAGAACCTAGTTACGATTTTTTAATTGATTTAATAAAAAAAATATAATCTTTAAAGCTGTAATAATATCTTTTTTAAAAACAATATAAATACTTACAATTATATATGTTATACTTGTAAGAGATGTCAGTGCAAGAAACAGTTCAAGCTCAAGGTGATCGTTTGACGGGCCAAGTAAAGTGGTTCAACAATAAGGCTGGATACGGTTTTATTACCGTTTGTTCGGGTGAGCATAAGGATAAGGATATTTTTACTCACTATTCTGGTATTCGTGTTACTAATTCCCAGTATAAGTATTTGATTCAAGGTGAGTATGTTGAGTTTAACTTGGCAAAGTCAACTAATGAGAATCATGAGTTCCAGTCTCTTGATATTACTGGTATTTGTGGTGGTCCTCTTATGTGTGAGACTAGAAAGTCTCTTCCTCCTACTTCTGGTTCTGGCTCCAGAAGGCCTAGAAGCGGTAGTCGTGGTTCAGCACCCAAGAAGACTGAAGAGTAATTTCTTATAGATAAAAATAAATAAAAAATAAAGTTCTTTATTTATCCGAACTTAGCTCAGTTGGTAGAGCACACGACTGTAGTGGTTAAAGCATGTATCGTGCGGTCACCTGTTCGATTCAGGTAGTTCGGAATTTTTATATTATTATTTTAATAATATAAAGTTTTTCTAGTTGCAAATCTCCATTTTCTTTTTTTCAACCACTACTTCTTTCAAAACATTTTTGATGATTCTATCTTGCTCTTTTTCTGATTCTTGTTTTGATTCATTTGGAAGTGAGTTTAATGTTATTTGAATGTAATCTTCATTTTCTCTTGTATCCATGATCTCAAAACGAGGATTCTCTTGTCGCCACTCGCCTATTGAACGAATATTTTTATCTTCTAATGCACGAATTGTGTTTTTGATTTTAGTTTTATCTTTATCCTCTAACTCCCACTTATCCTTATCTTTTACATATACTGTTTCACGCTTTATATCTGTGCAGTGTATGGGTCTTTCTGTTTCGTCCAAATCATTTAATGCATTTACAAATATACGACTAATACCTTCTACATATCCCAATTTTCCGGTTTGTTCTAAATCGTCAATTGTTAACTGTAATGAATTTACAAAATCTATTAGATTTAATGCATTCTTACATTTATCATTTAAAAAGAAGTTCAAATTAAAATGATTTGTTTGATTCGTAATATTCGTAACTTGTTTCGTCTCTTTTGACATATTTATTATTTGCTTCTGTAAATCTCCGTTTTGTTTTATTAATTTTAACACCATGTCTTTTTCATTTAATTCTTCCTCTTCTTCATCTTTTGTATGTTCTTCTACCTTTTTACATTTCTTTTTATGTTTCCATAACCCTGTTCTTTCTTTATACATTTTTCCACATTCACATAAAAAGACTTCTTCACAATTTTCTGTTGAATTTCTCGTATAATTTACTGTTTTTTCGTGCTTTTTTGTGCTCTGGTGTCGTTTAAAATCATAATTATTATTGGTATAAAACTGACAAGGGTAACAATTAAATTTAAATTCTTTATGCGTTTTTTTCGTTTCCATTTATCAACTAATATATCAACATATTTTACGCCTAAATACTTTTTT